ATCGACAAGCGCTTTCCCTGCACTCATCAACTCACCGCTGTTGCTGATTGCCTCCTTTATGACGGCGAAGGCTGCATTTGCAGCGGCAAGTTCGACTAGCATTTTAGGTCATCCCTGCGCCAACCCAGATATGCTCTGCCACAACGTCTTGCTCTTGGGCAATTGCCTCCCAAGTCCACGGCTGTTGTAAGTCTTGAACCCTAACCTCTCGCCAATGTGGCGGGACCAGCATTGATTGCGTGGCTCCCTGCTCATCCACATAGCTAACTGTCCGTTCTGGGCAAAAGAAAAGAACCGCTGGAAGGCAGCTCACGCCAGAAACACCAAGCTGGGAAAAAAGATTGTTTCGGGCTTCTTCTACCTGCGGTGTCCAACCGAAAGGAACGCATACCACGTCTTCTGGCGCAGAATCTATCAAAGACTGTGCGTCGCCGTAGACGTTGTGAACTAGGTATCTGGTCATAGCGTTAGCTTCCTTGCCGTTCCTGCACCACCTGCACCACCGTTTCCGGTTTTCCCGGTGCCACCTGCTCCACCGCTAGCGGTCGGCGTAATACTGCTGCTGTCCGTGGTATACATGACCGTGACGCTTCCGCCACCTGATCCGCCACCACCGTTTCCGTAGGAGTTGGATGTTCCACCTGTTCCGCCAGCCACCCCGTTCGCACTTATAGTCCCAGAACCAGAAAGGACTCCTGTGCAGATGACGATCAGTACCCCGCCCGTTCCGTTGCCGCCGTTTGCAGCACCATTGTAGATACCTGTTCCACCGGGGTTTCCCGCACCACCACCATTACTGGTTGTGCTGTTGACCGCACATCCATCTCCGCCTTTTCCGCCGTTAGATACCGCCACAGGGTTCTGCGGTCCTGTTGGATGGTTTCCGCCTCCACCGGAACCGCCAGTAAAGCTTGTTCCAGCAGCACTTGTGCCGCCGTTTTGGTAACCGCCAGCGCCCCCGCCAGCCGTTCCACCACCTGTTGCTGCGGAAGGAGTACTCCCGGCGACGCTTACCCCACTACTTCCAGCGGCTGGTACTTCAGGATTAGTGATCCCTCCATACGTCCCGGTTTTGATTCTAATCGCTCCAGCTGTGGTCGCTCCGCCTGAGTTTCCCGTTCCAGAATGGTTTGCCCCACGGGCGGACATCGAGATTGCGCCATTTACGGTCAAATCGCCATTGACAAACAGAACAGTGAACAGCTTTCTTTGAGACGGTATGAACGTCTGACCGCTGTTGATGGTTAGGTTTCCGTTGACAACGCAGAAGCTTGAAACACTATCTTCGGTCGAGCTAAACCAGTCAGCATTAGAGTAAGCGCTGATGGTTTGATTCCCTTGCTTTACTACGTACTCATAGTTTCCAAGAGAAACGCTGTTAACGGAGAGCGTTCCTCCAAAATCCGGGGACGACATGTTAGGCGCTGTAAGCATGGTTTCTGCTAATGCGTATATCTCCGCAACGGACTGATTTCCTCCGGCAAAGCCAAGGATAGGCCATATCCCTTGAAGCTTCGCTACTGCTTGCTCCATTGGCGACCAAACCCCCTGCGCTGAGAGTAAGGTGGGGATGTTTGCCGCCCCAATCACACCGCCGTTGAAGCGATTATTCATTAAGAAATCTCCTCATAACTGCATACCGCTTCAATGTCTCCAGCAGCGTTTGCGGTGAGGCGAAGAGAGTCGCCCTCTTCTAGGTAAAGAGGCTTAGACAAAAGGTCTATGGTGGAGTCGACTGGGATGGCGGTAGAGGACATCAGACGATATGGCGTTGAGGACCGATAAAGATCTACTGTTATCTGGGCCACCTCCGATCCGTCAATATTGGAAAGCAACAGAAGGTTTACCTTCAAGACTTTTCCACTACCAGAGCTATTGGTAACAATCGCAGTTGCGGAGGTTCCAACGGCTTGAACGGCTGTTTTGCCGATGCCAGAGGACAGGTTTGCAATATTTGGAGCGGCCACACTAGCCTCCGTAGATTAGGTTAAATCCAAACGCCTTGTTTTTAGCGACGGAGTATCCTGCAGGATACGTCACGAATACATCTTTGGTCCCTGCTCCCCAATCAACAGCAGCATTGCTGTTGGATGAAGCAAGAACAGAATCTCGAGACAATGTTGTCCCAGTAGCAGTGTACGTCCCTACCCCGACTTCCCAGTCAGTCCCATCCGTGATGGTGTAATACGTAGTGTTACCGTCTCCGACAACAGCGAAAGACTGAAACCCCGTGGACGCACCCGCAAGAGTCACGGTCCCCGTACCAGTGGTCGTGGTCGTTTCCTGAACGCGATCAGCTAGTACGAGGGCCATGTTCTACTCCTTAAGCAATACGAATAATTGCGCCAGTTGCAGTAGCAGCAGGGAACACAATGGTAAACGTACCAGCAGTAGATGTCTTGTCTGAACCGAAGTCCAACACAGCAACCGAGGGATTACCCGTAGCGGTGTCGTTATAAATCAACGCGCCGCGAGCAGTGATGGTAGCAGTGGTGAACGACAGGTCAGCAAAGTCGGTCAGGGCCGTAGTGCCAGAGGAAGTGGGCGTGACATTGGTCAACGCACCGCCGCCAGCAGCGTAGGAGCCTGAAGCACCGACTTCGTTAGTCGTGGTGTAAGCAGTGGTAGCAGCAGTAAACGAAGCGCTGTTGGTGTACAGAGCCAGCTTGAAAGTGCTGCCAGTGCCGTTTGTGAAGTTATGAACGCCTTTAAGCAACTCGGTCTTAAAGGACGTGCACATGAAGTTACCGGTAAAAGCCATTTAGACTCTCCTTAAGAGATTTGCGGCATCTGTATGGCCGCCTTGTAAACAAATTTGGATGCAGCGGTCCTTTTCGGACTTGGCCGCACGGGCTAGGTAATCCACCAAAACTTTCTTGAGGTGGTCCTCAAAAAGCTTGGCTTGTTCCCGAATCGCCGGTGGGGCAGACTCGGCAACGTAAATGATCTTTGTCACGCAAAGATCTGCTAGGTCCTCAGGAGATAAACCCCCAAAGCTGCTAGTTCTCACCATCGGAGCGAGGATATTTCCGGCTTTGATCTCTACCATTACGACCTCACTGCCTCAGGAGGGGACGACAAAACATCGACCTGTCTTTCAATTTTATCCTTAACCTCCGAAAAGTTAAAGCGCTTAAATGACGTCCCGTCCATCAAAAATACGGGGGGATCTTCAAGCCTATGGTAGCCGTAAAGCTTTTCTTTTGCATGAAGATTAGTGTCCAAAAGCGAAGACGACGGGGAAATCCCCACCATGATCCCACGCTCAATGGCCTTAGACAACAGGAACTCGCAACACGCTCTGCCTGCCTCGGCAAAGTGCACATTCCCCTTGTAGGAGAAGTCAACCCCATAAATGTGCAGTTTTTCTACGTTTGCTGCAATCGCAAAAGCAATAGCAAACGCCACGGTATTGTTCATGTACCACGTTCCGAGCTTGTTTACAACTTCTTCCAGCGGGTATTCCACTAGGCCCGGGCAGCGCTCGTCCAACTCGCACGTGTAGATTGGGCCCGGATGAGCTGCCAAAACAGCCCGCATAATCCCCGTTTGGGTACCAGCGTCCTCACCGTCCAAAAACCGGCTTGCGGGATCCATCATAAATACGCGATCGTGGAGAATGACTCCAGCCATTGCGTTGACTGCCCATACTTCGTCTATCTGCTGAGAATGTGTTTTTGCCATGATGAACTGATCATGGCTTTTTCCCATCGCTACAATGGCGACGGTCTTGCCTGATAAATCTGGGATTGGGGTCATCCTTTTGCCTCATTTGGACTGATCGGGTTGGGAGCTAAAAGCTCAGTTCTAACGAGACCATCACGGTACTCGTCACGCCTACGTCTACCTTGCTGCTCAATGCCAAGGCCTGCCAACGACTGCCTGTACGACTGGTCAAAATACCCAAGCATGTCAACAGGGCCCTTCGTATAGCTATACGCCTGAACCAAACAGCCGTACAGCAATACCTCTGGAGCGTTAATGCTCAACCAAGTAGTAGGGTTCGATGAACTGAGTTGTGCCGGTTTACGTATGTATCCAAGTTCGACTTGATAGTCTTGTGCTGGAGTAGGAGCCACAATGAAGGTGGTCTCGTTCCAGACGGCGTAATACTTCGGCTTTCCCGTCTCCGTATCGTCTTCCCAGTATTCTTTCACGTAAGACACGTCCCGAAAATCAAGGAACGTATCCTCGTTTGTCGTAGTATCCTTTATCAGCATATAGCGATGCGTCAGAATGTCTGTCGGCATCGTGAGGTATTTGTTTCCGGAAGTAAGGTTTCCCGTGGAACTTTGCCGGAAAACCTCGAGGTCGATGTCACGGAGAATGCGATTCTCCGTCATCAAAATGAAGGTGTTGATTATGGAATCGGACAGAACATTCGAGTCTGTCTCCATGTAGTTCCGGATGTTCTGTACAAGTTCGCTGTAGGTCATGTTATCACCGTAACCGTTCCAATTGATCCAACACCAACAATCACCTGAGCTACAGGAGCTGGCTGCATCCCAACCGAGGTAAAGGCAGAGTCCCCCGGAGGACCAACAAACACGGTCAAGGGTTCGGAAGGCTCAGGCCTTGGTTCATACAATGCTATCGCATCTCCGCGATATTTTAGCGGTTCTAGCTGCGGTTCTTTTGCTTCGTAGTCTGCAGGGCAGACCTTGAACCCACGCCAGTTTTTCTTTAGCTCAGAGTAAAGATAGCGCTGCCCGCAGTAGTCGCACAGGCCGTACGAGAACTTTCCAGTTGCGTATGCCATTTCACAGTGCTAGCGATTGAGGTACAAATTGAACGCTGGCAGTGTCCCTGTCCTCTGCTGCTGCTCGAGCAAAGTCTTCGTCGTAGATTGCCTTAAGTGCTGCTGCACGCTCAGGCGCAAACTTGATTGACAGGTAGTATGCCAGTCCAGAAACCAAGCAAGGCAGGAAACGGAAGTTGACGTCTGCCGTGTTGGTGTATGCCCCAGCATCTTGGATCCTGCGGATCTTGTAGTACACGAAGGTGTACGTCTTGTCCGGAGCTGGGTACAGATAAACGGTGGGAGTGTTTGAACGCTCTACATAGTACTGAGCAGGACGAGCCTGCGTAGTCTTATCCGGAACGTTTAAATACTCCTCCCGACTGATTCGATCAATCGTAATGTCCGCAGAAGGTGAGACGCTTGGGTCCCTAATCACCGCAGAAATCACGTTGATTGTCGTCACCGGCAGCGCAAAAGACGCATTGCCAGACGTGAGAGAGTACGTTGCCTGCTCAATTGTCCAAAGGTTTAGGCCTCGATTGGCCCAGTCCAAGAACAAAAGGTTGAGCGAACGTCGGGCAGACGAAAGCTGATAACCAGTGGTGACACGCATGCCACACCGCTCAAAAGCCTCCTCAACAAGCTCTTCAATGTTGAGGTCAAACGTTGCCGTACCCGACGTTGCCATTTAAAAGTCCTTAGTCGCAGGAACTGCCTTTTTTAGCCATGCCACCGTACTTGTAGCCTTTAGCCATCATGCCACCGCCCATCATTTTCTTAGGCGCCTTTTTGGGGGCAGAGGAAGAAGACTTACCGCCCACGCAGCCACCACCACGGGTGGCACAACCCATTCCACGTCCAGCCATTTTATTTCCCCTTTTTCATAGCACGGCCTTTTGCATCAGCCGTAGTTTTCTTCATAGCACGACCGGTTTTGTCTGCCGATCCACCCTTACTGTATCCTGTAGCCATGCCTTTTGATCCCATACCCGCCATGAGCTTACCGACAGCGCCACGACGACGTGGTTTGGCAACAGGAGTTGGAGCTTCGTCGCCCATTTTTCCGCGCAGCCTAGCAATAGGGCCCATCCCCGATCCTGCCATAGGCTTTTGAGCTTCGTCAGCCTTTTTGACCATCTTACCCATAC